TATTATCAAAATATTCTGGGGTGGTAAAATTAACTTGTTTAACACGTACATATCGAGATCTATTAGTGTATTCACCATTTAATTGAACATAATATTCACCGTTGTCATTTGCAACAATTTCACGTTGATTTCCAATTACTTTTTCAATATAATTTGGAGAAAATGGATCTAATGATAAATTAGACCATGTTTCTAATATTGAGGGTGAAATTGTTGAATCATTACCCTGACGGAGTATTAACGTGAATGTTCCATTATTTATATTTGGGGAAACAATTTGCCATCTAAGATTATCTGTAGTTCCATTTTCTAAAGTACCATTAGCATATAATGAACCTGAACTATTCATTATTTCACCTTCAGATAAGGTTTCTAATATGAATGATTCAGTATTAGTACCTCCAGAAAAATATGTTGTTGTACTTCCAGAAGTAACATATTGTAAATTTCCAAGCAAACCATTTGATCCAATGTAAGTAAATATTATATTAGGTGATGATGCACTTGAAGAAATATATTGTAATGAACCACTGTATGATGCCGCAGAGCTACTAACATTAAATATAGCAGATGAAGAAAAAGCATAACTCGCTAAAGTTGAATTCACAAATGAAGCGGTATTAACGTATATAACAGTAGAAGTATTTGCTACCGTGGAACCAGTAAAATAAAATGTAACTCCATTTACTCCAAATGAACTTGAACCTACGGCAGCCACACTAGCAGAAATATAAGTTAAATTTAAAGGTAAAGATGCTGAGGTAGCAGCAATTGATGTTGGAATAACTGATGATGTTGCTGGTTCAAATGTTCCACTTACTACTCTAGTTACAAGTAATGAAGTACCACCATTGTTGAAATAATTATAAGCTGAGATTGAAGTAAGGTAGGAATATGTTTGGCTTCCACTTAAAAATGTATTACCAAATTTATTTGAATAATCACTATAAGTCGTACATAATACAGGAATCCCTACTTTTCCTTTTACTGTTGGGCCTATAATAGCAGCACCTGCTTGAATAGGTTGTTCTGTAATAAATGATTGATCGTTTTCTATAGCTAATACACCAGGGGATACAATTGTTTCTGCCATTGTAATAAATTATTTTATTATAAATATGGTGTACCCTAAATAGATCAATCTAACTTAGTAATTTCACCAGTTTTTGGATCAATATTTACTTTACCATATTTTTCAAATACAGATTTTGTAAAATCTCTCTCTAAATTTGAAACTTCAGCTAAAAATTCTTTAGCATTTTGATAACGTGCTTCAATTTGAAGTTTAATCATTTCAATTTCACCTAGTTCCATAACTAGTGCTTGTGTTTGGTTTTGAATCTGTTTTAAATTGTTTAACTCTTCTTCTGTTAAAACTTGATTTTCTGTAACTGTTTCCATTTTTTATTTATTTGTTTATTATTTTGCTACCCATCCAGTGTTTCCTGTTCCTGTTTCTTTTACATAGAATGTAGAACCTACTCCACCATTTAAATTAATATACGTAGTTCCTACATTAGCGGCAAGTACTCCTTCAGGAGACCCAGAACCTTTTAATTTTAATGGAGCATATATGTTACCTTCTGTTATCCAATAATTAGGTTGTTTTCCTGCTGATGTGATAGAGATTGGGGTTGCAATATTTAAATTATTTCCTGAATCAAAGAAGTTTGTAAAGGAAGAAGATATATTAATAAATGCTCCTCTCATTTTTAACCCATCTCCTATTAATGTGTTTCCTATAAATGTAAAATTAGTTATATTAGCTCCAGTATTTGCTTGGAGAAAATATCCATCAGTTTGTGAACCACTAAAATAACAATTTTGGATATTTATGTTTTCAATTGGGGATGCTAAAATTATAGGAACAGAAAATGCATCATATATTTTACAATTATCTAAGTTAAGTTGTTTTAAATTTAATCCATTATCCGTTATAATTAATCTTGGAGCATTTGTTTCACAGTTTATTAATGTTAAAGGAGTATCATCATATAAACGAACCATAGAATAAAATGCTAATGATCCTGTTGAAGGGGAAGAATAAATAGTTTTTAAATTTTCAATTCTAAATTCGTTTGATCCTCCAGTTAAATTATTATTACTTAAATTAACACCACATCTTGTATTATATGATTTTATGTTCTTAATATTAGTAAATGATGAAGTAATTGCTCCTATATTTAAACATATGCTACTATCATCAAATGTAGGGTTGTACATATCAATATCTTCAACAGTTAAACGTTGTACTTCTGTTCCAACAGCCGATACACCTATTGAACAATTATCTAAATTTAATCCTTTAATATAAATTTCTTGTAATCCATTGTATGCTCCTGTTGAAGCTCCAATATAACAATCTTTTACATTGCAATTTATAATATACGTTGTCCTTCCTTCTATACTAAAACCATTTGGAAAATTTGTAGGGACTGTTTGACCATATCTATTAAATCCTCCTATTGCAGTACAATTATTAAAGTAAACTGAACCGCAAGTAGCATGGGAATCAAATATAGAAGAAGTAGTGTGAGCTTTACCTGTAAAATTTACTATTTTATTTCCCCATCCTACACCTCTATCTGAATCTGTTCCAAAGGTTATAGAATGTCTATTGCTTTCACTTGTACCACTAAAAGTGCCATACATTGTAGAATTACCTATAGCAATACCATACCCAGCACCATCTTTATTAGCACCATAATTATTAACATGGATTGTAGGGGAATAACAATCTATTACACTTAAAGAACGTTCAATAGCTCCTATAATTTTTACGTCAATAGTTGGAGTATCTAAATATTTTAATGAAATTCCTTTTGAATTAATTTGACCTCCTTGTTCAACATTTAAAGTTCCTATAGTTTCAAATACACCTGAGGTAATTTTAGAAACACTAGCATCATCTGAGAGTAAATAAGTATCTTCCCACCAACCATAGATATAAATTTCTCCATTAGATCCTGTAGCATATACTCGTTGGATTTCTCCTTGAGTTCCATTTTCTCCTGATCCCGTATTAAATGCTAATGCTGAGGTAACTTTAATTAAGTCTCCTTGTTTTATATTTAATTGAGATAAAGTTACTGAATTAATTGAGGCTGTTGAGTATCCTCTTAAAATATCAGTAGTAGCATTATATCTTGAAGATCTACTTCCTGTTGCAAATAAAACAAAATCATCAGTATCTGATATTAATTTAGAGGTTGGTTCACTAAATACTATAGTATTAGTAGCATTAATAGGTTGATTAACATTATAAATACCATTTAAACATATTGGAATATTCGTAGTTCTAGATGCGCTAAAAGCACTTTGAAGGGCACTTGTATCATTCGCTATCCCATTTCCTATAGCACCATAACTTTCAGGGAAAATAAATCCACTAGCTGAGGTTAAAGTTATAGGTAAATTAGTTAATCCAGAACCATCTCCAGTAAAATATGTGGAAGTAATATTTCCATTAATATTTACTGAACCTGAAATGTTTGTAGAACCTGATATGTTTGGGGAAAATATTTTCATTTAGTATAAATATTTAAAATAAAGCATTCCAATTTATACCATTGTAATAATATAATTTACTTGCACCTGCTGAGCCAGATGCAATAATCATACCTTCTATAGGGGATGATGGAGTTGTTATTCTAGGTCGTATGGTTAAAAAGTCTTTTACAGCTAAGGATGCACTAAAATTAATAGCCGCCCCGTGTGGATTATCTGCAGCAGTATCCGATGTCCAAAACTCAGTTAAATTATTTCTATTGTTATTACTTGTTCCGTTTCCTATCACAAATACACAATTTGATGAAGTAATAAAATCGTTATATTTTCCAAGTACGGCTTGATAATTTCCATAAGCAAATGTCGATAACCCCGAAGAAAAGGAGGATGTTCCAATTGCATATGTACCATACCCTTGTGCATGAGCTCCCTGACCTGAGGCAACTGATCCTATTCCTTCTGCATGAGCATATGATCCTGGTCCGTTATCAACTGTTACTGCTCCTTGTTCAAATGTATTTCCTGTTCTACATCCAAAACCTTCTGCATGGGAGTACCACCCCGAAGCTTCGGTTCCTGACCCCTCTGCATGTGATGCTCTACCATATGTTCTTGTAACTGATCCTTCAGCATGGGAAAATCTAGCAACTCCAAAATTACTTCTAGCTTGTAAAGCACCAGATACATAAGGTAAAAAACTATTCCCAACTGAAAAAGATGGGTAAGAATAAATACCTGAAGAAGTATCAAAGTAAGTAACTACTATATACGGTGAATAATCATTTTGTGATACCCAATTTCCTCCTCCAGAAGGACCAACATAAATATAAAGTAGATCATTACTTGGATTATACCATTTTTGGTTAGTATCTACATCTGATGAATCTTCATTGGATCCTGTTGGTGCTGAGGATGATATATATAAAAAATCTACAAAATCCCCTCCTGCTTTAGTTAAAGAACCTCCAGAAAGAGTATATCTTGAATTTGCTCGAGTTATATTTCCAGTAGAAACAGCAGCAAAACTTGCGTAAGTAGAATTACCTGCTGCAAAACCATAAAAACTTGCTGTATTATCTTGTCCAACAGTTACTCCACTATTACCTTCTACAAGTCCTTCATATCCTAAAGCAACCCCAAAATTAGCTAGTACTCTATTATTATATCCAGCAGCAAATCCACCTCCAGTATTTAGGTCATCTGTTTCAACGTAGTTAGATATTCCAACTACTAAAGAATATGCTGAACTTGCTGTGTTATATTGCCCACTTACGAGAGAACCTCTAGCACTTGAATTAACAAGATTATCTTCTCCAGAAACTATTGAGTCTCGTGCATTTTGTATGTTATCTTCTCCAGAATATATTGAATAACTAGCTGAAGGGCCAACTGTGGGGACTCTTCCTACTATAAGTGTGTTTAAATTTTTTTTAAAGCTAAACCAACCAGCATTGGTGGATGAACCTAATCCCCCAGATAAATTAAATTGAATATCTTCATTTGTTCCTGCTACACTTGCACTCCCAGTACTTCCACCACCAGCAATTACAGCTGTTCCGGATGTATTGAAGGGGAAAGTTATAGTTGTCGTGTTTAAATTTGTAAGATCAATTGTTCCAGGGATTATTTGTTCTTCATTAGTGTCATAAACTTGTACAATAACATATGGTAAATTAAGGTTATGTTGAACTGCCCATGTTGATTGATTATTAAAAGATTGGGTAAAAACGCTTCCCCCTCCACTACCAACTCCAGTTAAACCAGAACCATCTCCGGAAAATGATCCAGTGATATAATAATATTGGCCTGCTAATTGTTTAGGTTGTATTAATGACATTATTTACCTTGCGCTGTATATGGTTTAATATAGTTTTTACTATTTTTGCTTTTACTTGTTTTAGATTTTGCATGAATTCCTGGGCGTCTTTTACGTGGTTTTCTTACAAATGAAATTGCTGATTGTAACTTTGTTTTTGCCATTTTATTATAAATATAGATTAGATACTAAATTTTCCTATAGCTGTAATATCATCTGTGGGGCCTAGAATATATCCTAAAGTAGCAGTATTTAAAACTAAAGTAGAAACACCTCCACTTTGAGTAAATGATATAACATTTGAATTATCTATTAATATTCCATTAACATAAAACACAAAATCAGATAACGAAGTAGCAGGTAAACCTGCAGGAGCCGTTAACCAGCCAGAAGGAAAAGTAGCTGTAGTTGAAGAAACATAAGTTCCACTTAAGGTTGAATTTGAGTTTAAATATGTTATAGTAGATTGATTTACAGGGCTAGCCGCAACTGCCTCACTTGGATTACCTGGGAATAATGTTGGGGATTTTCTAGCTCGTGTAGTTAAAAAGTCAGTACCTACTCCTTCTACCTCTAACCCAATAATAACTTGGGATTTGCTATTAAATTTTTTAATAGCTGTAAGTTGTTTTTGAATATTATCTGGGATAATATATCCTTTAATGTTTAGAGTGAATGTAGCTTTTACTATTCGTTCTGTATTATCTGAAATCTCAATGGGGGTTTGGTATGAATCAATTGTAGCCATAAATTTAAAACGTTCAGGATTACCCCAATACGCATCAGATGCATAATTTATAGCTTCAACTATTTTGTTTAATTGAGATACATAATATGTTTGTACTGCACATGTATAAGATAATGTAACATAATCTGGTACTACATTGATTAAAAATTGTTCTGTTGGAATCCTATTATTTAATACTTCAAAATTTGAATATGCATTTTTTGTATTATATACTTTTTTCCAGGATGTGTACAAATTTGGACTATTTGCATCTAATTTATTACTTAATGAACGTATTTTATTTATAGTATCACGTTTAAACATAATTATTGGAGCCATTATAGCACCATTTTTATCCTTATAATATCCATCTTTTTGAGTAGATTTCCATCTTTCTGGGGATCCATAAATTACAGGAACTGCAATCCTAACTCCATTTTGTATAACTGAGGGTCTAATTACATTAGAGAAATAGTAATGAACTGCTTCATCTATGTCTTCAAATCCAATTGTAAATGGTTTTGATGTATCTCCTTTAAATGAAAGTTGATTAGATCTATTTAAATCAATCCCATTTTGTTCATCAGCTGTAAATTGATTGAAATTTGAGGGTGAATTTGGATTGCCTAAGGTTTCTCCAGTATCTGGGTTTACATAAGGATTCACCAAATCGTTTGAGATTTGTTTTTGTGATTTTGGGTTTGGTTTTCTAGTTCTAGGCATGTATTAAATCCTTTCTTTAGTTATACCTGCTTTATCCGCAGGGATATAATGTGCTGTACAAATTATAGACCAATTTGAACCAAATCCTTCTAATCCTGGGTTTAATGGATTTGTATTGTATGGGTAAGCTGGGTCTTTTCCTACTACAAGTTGATTATCATTAATATTACCAATTTCCCAATAGGCTTCGTACCACATTATTATGTCTCCGACTTCAGGTAACACATTAAAGTCAACTAAATCATCTCGTAAGAATTTAAATGTCATAGGACGATCATAGCTTACACCAAAATCATCAACTGGGGCAGTAGCATCTCCTCTTTCAATTAACACGTTTAAAAGAACAGGATCAGCATAAAATCTAGCACCTGCTGCTTCACCATATATGTTTACTTTTGTTTCAGCTGTTTTAAGTTGATAAAATACACATTGTTGTGTAATAACATCCCATAACAACTCTCTGTTAAGGTGTCTAAATAATGAAACGTCACGAGATGATCCAAATAATGCCATGTTATCCTATAAAAATTGTCATTGGTGATTGACCTAAAGTTTTATTTTGAGCATCTGCTTCAAGTGATTTTTTTTCTAATAAAGATTTACGAGAAGTTGAATCTAAATATACTCTTAAACGTTCAATTAATGCTTGTTTTTCTGTAGTTGCAGCAGAAATTAGATCAGATTGATTTAAAGTTATTTCAGATCCGGGAATTGGGATGCTAGCGTATTTTCCTCTAATATATCCTAATATTTCTTTTGAAATAGCTAGAGCATACTCAAATACCCAAGAACGACCTATTGAATTTATATTAGTATAATTAGGATTTTCATATGGAACATCAGATACATTAGTTATTACACTACCACTTATATCAGCATAAGGATGTCTAGTTTCATCTAATTTAACATATTGAAAATGAAGTTTATATGATGTTCGGGGAATAGGAAATATTTTTAATTGATTATTAACAAGTTCAAAAGTATATTGTGACTTTCTAACCTGATCATTGAGTTCAATTGCTTGTATTTTTTGCAGATCATAACTTATAGGCATTAACATAAAGTTAATAGCTGGTGAGTATGAGCCCCACCCAAAGCTATCTAACATTTGCATCATTCCTGTACCGGTTCCTGCATATGGGTCAAAATATCTTGTAATGGCTGGTGGTGCTTCATAATATATGCGTTTAATTTCAATTCCACCTGAAATACTTTGGGAAATAGCCCAAGTATTCATGTCATAGCTTTGTTGACCTGTAATAAGATCAAGTGAACCTGAGTAGTAGGTTACTTTTCCTCCCACTCCAGCTTCTGTTCCATATTGGTTTGAAAGTAATACAATATTAGATAAATTTTCTTGAACAAGCTTATTATTTGGAGCAGCAATTGTTAATGGATTTCCTTGAAAAGTCAATAAATTATCTGCTATTTGATAAGCATATACTTCGTTTCCGTAAGTCGTTACTGCATCTTCTAAAGCAGTATAAAAATTTATATCTTGAAGTTCAATTTCAACTAATGGATATCCTAAACGTTGAGATGCAAATTTTGCAAATTTGTCAGCATCTTGTTGGAATTGATAATCATTATCATAGAAGCCAAAAGGTGTATCGCCCGGAAAGAAGCTACTTGAGCCAGGCCATATAGGAATATTTGCCATTTTAGTATTTTGTTATAAATATTAAAAAAATTATAAATATTCTGTTATGTATACAATTCCATTAGCTCCTGCTGCTCCGTTTTTATCAGGAGCCGCGTTTGCATGAGCTCCTGATGCTCCAGATCCAGGGGAAGTTCCTTCAATGGCATTAGTATTTACAGTTATTTGACTTGGACCTCCTCCCCAATATGATGCTCCTCCAGTACCTCCATATCCAGTAGAGCCATCTGCACGAATACCTATTCCTCCTCCTTGACCCGTTAAATTAACAATTCCACCTATTGCTGTTCCTCCTTCTCCGCCATTTGTAATACCTATTGTTGTTGCAGTTGGCAATTGAGCCCCACCCACACCACCACCACTTCCAGATATTGCGTTTGCAGATCCATTACCTCCAAATGATGATGCTAATCCATTACTACCTACTATTCCACCTGCACCAACACAGTATGGTTGAGATGTTCCAATTTGAGCAGATGTGTATGTACGAATTGCTGTTCCTCCACCTCCACCACCACCAGTTACAGTATCTGTATTTGTACATGTATTACTGCTACCTCCTCCACCAGTAACGATTACTTCGCAAGATTTCATTCCTGGTGTTGGAGTATAAGTTCCTACACCGCTGGATGTAAATGCTGTTATAATTATATTAACTGGGTAAAATGATGCTGTTTGAGCAAATGATGCCGTTTGAGCAAATGAAGCCGTTTGAGCAAATGATGCTGTTTGAGCAAATGAAGCAGAAACAACACTTCCTAATAATGTTTGAGCCGTTTGAGCAAATGATGCCGTTTGAGCATATGAAGCAGACACAACACTTCCAAGCAATGTTTGAGCCGTTTGAGCAAATGAAGCCGTTTGAGCAAATGAACTTGATATAGAATTTAAAACATAACTTGCTGTTTGAGCTGTTTGAGCAAATGAAGCTGTTCCTATTAATGAACCAGAAAACCAAGCACCCTCTTCAACGGATGTATCCCAATTTAATACAGTACTAGTACCATTAGTGTCTATTAGATTTCTAGAAGTTCCTGAACCAGGGTCGCCCCAATCAATTGATAAGTTGCTATTATCATCAAAAAGTTTACGTATATTCCATTTTACTGAGTCAGAGCCATTATCATCAAATAATGTTCTTTCAGATCCTGCGATAGTAGTTTGCCAATTAACTGCGATAATATCATTATCATCGGTTAACGTTCTTGTTGATGTATTAATTGATTCATTTGTACCATCTGTTGCAATTAATGAACCGGTTATAATAACATTTTGATGTAGAGGATTAATATGAGAAGCAGTTAATGCATATGAAGCAGACACAACACTTCCAAGCAATGTTTGAGCCGTTTGAGCAAATGATGCCGTTTGAGCAAATGAAGCCGTTTGAACAAATGATGCTGTTTGAGCAAATGATGCTGTTTGAACAAATGAAGCAGTTTGAGCAAATGAAGCCGTTTGAACAAATGATGCTGTTTGAGCAAATGATGCTGTTTGAACAAATGAAGCAGTTTGAGCAAATGAAG